TACTCCGCCACCGTTTCCGGCGTGCGGGTGGTCTTCTCCAGGCGGCTCAGCAGTTCCGACCACTTGATGGGCTTGTTCTTCCACGTCTTGGTCTTGCGGCTGACGCCCGTGGCGATGTCCAGCTCTTTGTCGTGTTTTATAGCATCCACGCCTCGGCCTCCTTTTTCTCTGTTCTTGGTGCTTCGTTGCCCCAGCAGTCCCATCCCGGGAAGGCCTCACGGGCAAACAGTTCCAGCATCGGGCCGTAGCTTACGCGCTCGATCATGTCCCGCATTATGGCGGGCTTCCGGCTGTGCACTGTTTTCGGCTCGCAGAAGCCGGTCACTCCCTGCATCCGCTTGCCGTTTATGACTTTATAGGGCAGCCTCTTCTTGGTCGCTGCGAAGATGCAGTGCTCCGTCATGCCCCGGTAGTATTGGCCCAGGCCGAGGCTGTCCTTCTGCCAGGTGATGGTGGTTATATACTCGAAGCCCCAGGCCTTCACCATCCGCAGGCCGGCCTCCAGGAAGTTGTTCGTCACCCACAGATAGAGGTGGCAGCCCTCCGGGTCGGCCAGGCCCTCGACCGGTAGCGCCTCGATGTCCTCCAGGCTCATGAGGTCGTAGTGCCGGTCGGCGCCTCTCTTGATTTTCCCGCCGCCCTTTTCGGGCCACGGCGGGTCGATGTATATGGTCTTAAAACGTCGGCCCGTGTTGTAAATATCTACAAACATTTACCGGCCCTCCTTTAATCTTTCATATAGAACGGGGTGCTGTAGCCGTCGCCCCGGAGCAGCAGCCCCGGCGCCCAGTCAATCGGCTCGCCCATTATCTCGGCCATATCCTCCCAGCGGCTTCCCTCCGGTGCCTCCGCGATGATCTCGTCGTGCACGTGGAAGGTGATGCTGTACCCCTCCTCATCCAGCCGGAGCAGCGCCACGGCCAGACAGTCACGGGCCACGGCCTGGACGATGTTCTCCACCAGCTTCCCGCCCCAGGTTTCGGTCTTTTCCCACTTCCGGGTCGTCTGGTTCTGACCCATGAAGCATATATTTCCATCGTTGTCAAGTCGTGCTCCCCAGTAGGTCAGGATGCGGCCACTAGGCAGCCGGCAGCGCAGGCCGTCGCGGTCTCTGCGGTACTTAACGCCACAGGGCAGGGTGAAGACCTTGCCAGGGTTCTGCAGCGCTCCCTTGGCCGCGTTCTCGGCGTCACGCCAGAAGCGCGGGATGGTTGGGGAGGCCTGGCGCCACTGGGTCACGATGTCCTGCATCTCGTCCTCAGTGAGGCCCATCTTGTCAGCGCCGAAGGCTTTCAGCGCTCCGATGCCGCCACCGTAGCCGCAGGCCAGCTCTGCGATTTTTCCCTTCTGCCGCAGGTGGCCGTTGACTCCATGCTTCTCGACCGGCACCTTGAACATTTGCGAGGCTGAGCTGCAGTAAATGTCGCCGCCCTTGGCGAAGACGTCCATCCGCCACTTCTCGCCGGCCATCCATGCGATGACGCGGGCCTCAATGGCTGCGTAGTCACTCACCAGGAAGGTGTGGCCCGGCTTGGCCACGAAGGCCGTGCGGATGAGCTGGCTGAGCACGTCCGGCACGCTGTCGTATAACAGCTCCAGCGTCTCCAGGTCTTTGCTCCTCACCAGTTCCCGCACCTGGGCGATGTTGTCCAGGTGGTTCTGCGGGAGGTTCTGCACCTGCACCAGGCGGCCGGCCCAGCGGCCGGTTCTGCCTGCGCCATAATACTGCAGAAGCCCTCGGACGCGGTGGTCCTTGCCGACCGCTGAGGTCATCGCCTCGTACTTCTTGGTGCTGGTCTTTCCGAGCAGCTGCCGGAGCTCCAGCACCCGCTTGGTGGTTGGGTCGATGGCTTCCTTTTTCAGGTCTTTCAGTGCTTCCTTGTTCAGGCTTTCACATTCAAGTCCGACGGCGGCCAGCCAGTCCTTGAGCTGGGCCACGCTGTTCGGGTTCTCCAGTCCGGTCAGCTGTCGCATCTCTGCGGAGTGTTCCGTCGTGAAGGCCTCGTCCACGTCAATGGCCGCCTGGGCCAGTTCCGTGTCCACCAGCACGCCCCGCTCGTTTATGCGGGTATCTAAGCACCACACCCGGCGCTCGAAGTCCGTCACCGGGAAGTCCTGCAGCCTGCGGTATATCTGGCGCATAGCTTCCACGTCGCGGATATTGTACTCACCGAAGCGCTCCCACTTGTCCGGGGCGTGCTCCGGTAGGTTCCGGGTGCGTCCGCCGTTCGCGATGGTAGGCTTGCACGGTTTACAGAAGTAATTGATCAGCGTCGTGCCTTCCTTGATTTTCTGGTACTCAATCTGCAGCGCAGCGCCGGCGGCGTCCAGGCTCATCGGCAGGCCGTTCATGGCGGCCAGCACCATGGTGTCGGTCCATTCCTCCGGCAGGAGGTAGCGCCCCGTGTACTTGCCCAGGGCCGTGCGCTCGAAGGCGTTGTTGTGTGCTATCTTTAGGGTGTCAGGGTCGAGCAGCCCGGAGATAACGTCCTGCATCTCGTCGTAGCGGACGTCCTGCAGGTCTTCCGGGAGACCACTCAGCAGGTCGATGAGTCTCACCGGCTCGTCGTTCCAGGCATACGCGACCAGCAGCACCTCGAAGTCAGGGCTTTCCACGTAGGGATATAGCCCAGCCTTCTTAATGTCCACGCTGCTGTAAGTCTCAATGTCAAGAAAGAGCTCGCGCTGCTTACATCCAGTCATCCGGCACCCCAGCGGCTGCGGTTGCGTCCTGGAAGTCGTCGTCGAAGTCGTTCGCGCTGCCTACAGTGCCGAACGGTTCACCGTCGTGCAGCTTCTGGAGGGAAAGAAGTCCGGCGCTGATGCCCTTCTTGCCGCTGCTGTTGTAGCCGTAGAAGTTAATGGCTGCGCGGCCGTAGCATCCGCTGTACACTTCCGCCGGGTCGGTGATTTCGTTGCGGAACGCGTCCACGATGACCGGCTTCTGCTTGCTGCTTACGGTGATAACATAACAGCCAGCGCACTCCGGTCCGTACGGTTCGCCACTGTCACGGGTGCCGTCACCGTCGTGCAGCGTGTGGTTCGGCTTCGGCGGGAGGCTGTTCGCTCCGTTACGTGCGCAGAAGTTCTCGCGGGCCTCCGCCATCGCCTGCTTAATCTTTTCCAGGGTCGCGGTGTCACTCTTCGGGATGAGAAGCGTCACGCTGTACTTCGGGTCGCCTCCGCCCTGCGGTGCCTTCGGTTCCCATACGTTGCAAAATGAAAATCTAACCTTTCCTGTTACTACCTTTGTTGCCATGTGTTTGTCCTCCTTAAATTTGAATAATGGTTTTATTGAAAATCTTTCGCAGCCTCGGCCACTCGATCGTAGGCCGGGCGCTTGTCGCTCTCCGGTGCCAGCGTAGGGGCGCCAGGTGCGCGGTCAATGAACTGCTCAAGCAGCTCGGCCACTTTCTTCTTGCCGATGGCCTTGTCCATGCCGGCAGGGCTGAGCAGCTTGGTCTCGGTGACGTCTTCCTGGGAATAGCCCGCAGCCTTTAACGCTTCGAGCACCTGGAAGTCGGCGGTCCACTTACGGTTGCCCAGCTTGCCCTCCACTACCTTGTAGCCCGGAACGGTGCCACCGTTCAGCAGGGTGGTCATGGCCTGGTCCTTGACACGTTTCAGCCAGAGAGACACCAGCGGCTCCATGGCCAGCACTTCGGCCACCTCATGCGGCGCCAGTACCGGAACGGCCACGCGGAGGCTGTGGGTCTCCACGTACTCGGTGCAGGTCTTGGTCAGGGTCTTGCAGCGTCCGGCGTGCGGACAGAACTTGCACCAGGCCCCGGCTTTATAGCCGCCCTTGCCTTTTGCTGCTTTTTGTGCTATAGGCTTGACCGGCTTCTCCGCCCAGTCCATGAGGTCGGCAGCGGTCAGCTCGTCCACGCTTATGTTGTTGATGCGCGGCTGGTAAATGTGCAGCCGGACCTTCTCCACGTCGTACGCGATGCCGTAGTCGTTCAGGGCACCCAGGCCGTAGAGCTTCATTTGCGGGTTGGCCTCCGCTGAGACAGCGACGCCCTGGCCGTACTTGTAGTCGATGACGTCCATCGTGTTGCCCTGGATGATGATGCAGTCCGCTGTTCCGAAGCCATCCGGCACCCACGGGGAGAAGTCCACCCGCTGCTCCAGCAGCACCACGGCGTCCGGGCCCTTGACCTGCTCCTGTATGTAGTCCGCGTAGCCCTGGGCGCAGTCAATCATCTCCTGGTTGACACCCTCCGGCCAGACGTAGTTCCACAGGTCCGGGCGCAGCCCTTTGAGGCTTTCCCTCGCCATCACCTCCGCCACCTCATGCGCCAGGGTTCCCTCCCTGGTGAACTCGGTGTCCTGGTCCGGGTAGGCCTCAGCAGCTACAGCGGAAGCCGGGCACTCCAGCCACCGGTGCGCGCTCGATGCGCTCAGAAGCGCGTGCTCTCTTTCGGCGTGGTTATTCATTTCTGTCATCCTTGTGCACCTCCTTCTTGATTTCCTTGGCGCCGATCACGATGAACGCCACAATGATGAAAAGCAGCACGACGCACATCACAGAGCCGGCCAAGATGGCCAAGAACGTGTAAATCGCATTTAATGTCGCGGTCATTCCAGCACCGCCTTCCCGATATAATCACAGTAGGCGCGCTCCAGTCGTGCCCCTGCGCTGCTCTGCCAGCCAGGCAGGAACCACACCGCGTCCGCGGCGTCAATCTGTGCGAAGTTTATGCGCATATACTGCTCTTTTGTCATGCCCTCCGGGAGCTTGGCCGGATTGACTACAATGTGGCCTGCCGCCACCAGAGCCTCCTCCGCTGCCATGAACGGCTCCCAGTATCTCTCCACGCCTGTGATAGGGCCGGAGATATAAAAGACTGATTTCTTCGCCATACTAGCCCTCCAATCCGTTCAGAAGTCCAAGCACCTCCGCACGCTTCTCGGCCGGGATGCTGCCCACGTTCTGCGCATACTTCAAAATAATTTCACGGGTCTCGGCCTTCTTGCCGGCGTTGACAAGCTCCACGACCTTGGCCTGCAGCTCTGCGACGGTTACCTCCGGGGCTTCCGGTGCTGCTTCGGTTTTCGGGGCCGGTGCTGCCGGTGCCGGTTCAGGTGCTGCCTGCTTCGGCGCTTCGGCCTTCGGTGCCTCTGCCGGCTTTACCGGTTCCGCTGCCTTCGGTGCTTCCGCCTTCGGTGCTTCCGCCTTCGGTGCTTCCGCCTTCGGTGCTTCGGTCTCAGCGCCAGCGAGTAAGCGGCGGACGTTGACCAGCTCCTGAAAAAGGGCGTCAATTCTCGCACGATCTTCCGTGCATAATTCAATGGTGATTTTGTTCATGTGTGTCTCCTTTCTTATTTTCCTGCGGTTAGTTCCGCCGGGTTACTTGGTTAATATGTAGGGGTCATCCAGTGACCAGTTCCAGAAGTCGGTGCCTTGCCATTCAATGGAGAAGTGGTTCCGCTTGCCGTCACCTACGAAAAACAAATACTCGGCCGGCAGTACCCTGCCTACGTCCTCCGCTCCGTCCTTCTCGGCATACCAGCGGGCCAGCACGTCAGCGGCCAGGTCCAGGTGTCTCTGTGGGCAGTCGCCCCACTTGTCCGCCGGGCGGTACCCGTGGAACTGTCTCGGCGCGGTGACTACCTCCTCGATGGTCTGACCACGTGCGTCCACTCGGTTCAGGATGCACCAGGCCACCGCCGCGCGTTCGGCTTCACTCTTCACGCCGTCCGCTTCGCCCCAGATGGTGCGGCCGATGTATTCCACCTCCGCCGGGTCCAGGACCCTCTCCTCCTTCACCGGTTCCGGTGTTGGTGCCGGGGTCGGTGTGGTCGGCTTCGGGGTCGGTGTGCAGGTCGCCCTCGCCGGGATTGTCGGCACCACCAGGCTCGTCGTCGGGGCCGGACTGTCCAGCTGCTGCGCCGGTGCCTCGTTCTTACAGGCCCCGAAGATTGCCATGCCTACCAGCAGGCCGATGATTGCAACGGACTCCGCGCCTGAGCGTTTATGCTCCTTTTGCTGTTTTTTCATAGGTGTCCTCCTTTTTGATGATTTTGTACTTCACCTTCACGCCGTTCTGTTCTGCGAGCAGGTCCACCAATAATGAGAGGATTTTCTCGGCGCTCGGTTTGTTGTTCTGTTCTCCCTCCATCCTTGGCTTGCTCCTTTCTGGTGTCTAAATTAGACACTCTCAGTTAAAAAAAATAGCGCTGATTTGCTCCGCTGTGAGGTTGTAGCGTTCTTTGATTTTTGCAATCTCTCCCTGCTTGAACTCGGTGCCGTTTTCGTTGATCTTATTGCACACGGTCTGCTCAGAGATTTGCAAGAAGTCCGCCAGCGTTTTGTTCGTGTCATGGTGCAGTACCATGATACTTCTAAAAAGTGTCGCGTTCATGCAGCCTCCTCCTTCCTTTTTTATTGAAATACAATTAATGGGGTATGTAGTCAAACACCGCACTGTATATTGTGGGTGTCTGATTAAGACACTTTTACTATACTACGATAATTTTTAATTGTCAATGTCTTTTTTAGATATTTTTTAAAATTAATTTGATTTTTAGGACACAATGGTGTAATATGTAATTACACAGACGAGAGGTGGTGTGAAAAGTGAACATAGGAGAAAAGATAAAAATGGCCCGTATTGCTAAGGGTTACACGCAGGAAGAGCTCGGCAACCTCATCGGGGTGCAAAAGTCCGCGGTGGCCAAGTATGAAAACGGTCGGGTCGTTAATATCAAAAGAAGCGTACTAGCGAAGATTTCCAAGGTCTTGGAAATAGCCCCGGTGGAATTAGTGAGCGATATAGAAGAACGCCCGGTGGAGGCAGCCAATAAATTAGCGGACCTCTTCCTCGGCATCGAGATCAAGGAGACCGACGCCGAAGTGCGGGCGATGTTAGAAGAGTTTTATACTCTGTCCGACGCCAAGAAGGAGCAGGTCAGAGAGTATGTACATTTCCTTGCCGGAAGGGATTAGTCCTTTCCTAGTATTCTTTTCAGGAAAGTGAGTATAAAGAGAATTTGCTTCTCGTTCAGGGTTTCAATGAGTTCTATCAGTTGGGCCTTGTTGTCATTCATGGGGAGCACTCCTTTCTTCCAGGGAGAACAAATGTTCTGAATTTATTATAATAAAATACTAATTTCAGAACAATGGGAATTTTTTACAATTATAATTATGTTATAGCACTTTTCGACGGCGGATGTTGTCGAAACAAGGGGAGGATGAAAAAAAATGTATAAACAGCTAGAACGGTACAGACAAGAGGGCAAGCCTATCAGAATGGCGAAGTACGTGCGCTGCTCCTCGGATGAGCAAAAGAAAAACGGCTACACCATAAACGACCAGCTGGACCTGCTCGAAGAATTTGGCCAGGAATATGAGCTCATCGGCGCCGGGGAGTACATAGACGAGGGCATCTCTGCCACCCTGGAGATAAACAAACGGAAGGCCCTCGCGCAGCTCATCAAGGACGCCAAGGCCGGGAAGTTTGAAATTGTAATATTCAAATGTATTGACCGCTTCTTCCGTAACGTCGGGGAGTATTACGAGTGCCAGAAGCAGCTCCGCAAGGCTGGAGTCACTTGGATTTCCATTGAAGAGTCCGACCTGGACCCGGAAGACGACGACGCGGCCTTCAAAATCAATATATACTTAACCATGGCCGAGTACGAAGCCAAGAAGACCAGCAAGCGCATCCGGTTCAATAATAAGATGCGAATAAAAAATAAGCAGGTAGTGACCGGCGCGCAGTGCTTCCATTTTCCGTGGCACGTTACAGGTGACAAGAAAAGCAGGCACCTGGAGCGTAACATGGACGAAGCGGAGGCTCTGTATGATCTGCTCGACTATTTTGAGCGGCACCAGTCAAAAGCCGGAACCGTGGCCTACATCAATATGAAATACAATAAGACGCTGGCCGTGAATACCATGGACAAGTTACTCAAGGACACCCTCCTCTACGGAGAATATAAAGGCGTGCCGGACTACGTGGAGCCGTACATCACCAAGGAGCGCTTTGACAAGATACAGGAGACGCTAAAAAGGAACGCCAGATATAGCGAAGTAAATGATAGAGTGTTTCTGTTTTCCGGATTGCTAAAGTGTCCGCACTGCGGCCGGAACTTGGTGGGAAATTATTTAAAAAATAATTTTAACGGCACCTACAGCTACCGCTGCAATAAGTACCGGATGGAAAAGCTCTGCATCTATAACCAGTCTACCTCCGAGCGAAAAATCGAGAAGCAGCTCCTCGATAATCTTGAGACCTACATCACGAACGAGATTATAAGAGTAGAGAGCCTGAGCGAGCAGTCGGCGCCAAAAACTGACCACTCGAAAAAAATCGAGAGTTTAAAGAAAGAGATGGACCGCC